TGGAAGAATTTAGAGGTGTCCTCTTAGAGAATATCGCTAATGACAAACCATTAGAAACACCATCAGATATAGGTATGACAGCTAAAGAAGTCAAAAGATTTAGCGTAGTAAAAGCTCTTAGAGCTTTAGCTAATCCAACTGACAGAAAAGCTCAAGCAGATGCAGCATTTGAATTTGAATGTTCAGAAGAAGCTGCTAGACAAAATAGAACAACTGCACAAGGCATCATGCTTCCTGCAGACGTTCTAGCTCAATGGGGTCGAAGAGATCTTAACTCTTCTAATGATTCAACTTTAATCCCTCAGGATTTCAAAGGTGGAGATTTCATTGACGTTCTAAGAAACCAATCTTCAGTTATGGCTGCAGGTGCAACTATGTTACGTGGTCTTCAAGGCTCTGTAGTTATACCTAAGAAAACTGCTGCTTCTAGCGGTGGTTGGATTGCTACTGAAGGAAACGCTGCTTCTGAATCAGAGTTCACATCTGGAAGCGTAACCATGTCACCTAAAGTGATTGGTGCTTTCACAGATGTTACTAGATTGCTTTTACAACAAAGCTCACTAGACATTGAGAACTTGATCAGAGATGACCTTACTCAATCAATTGCTATCGCTATTGACTTGGGTGCATTAGCAGGTTCTGGTTCTTCAGGACAACCTACAGGTGTCAAAAACACTTCTGGTGTTAACACAACTACATTTGCAGCAGCTAATCCAACTTTCGCTGAGATCGTTGGAATGGAATCTGCAGTTGCAGCAGACAATGCTTTACTTGGCAACTTGTCTTACATTTGTAAGCCTGCTGACTACGGCACATTGAAAACTACTTCTAAAGATTCAGGTAGTGGTCAATTTGTAGTTGAGCCAGATGGCAGAATGAATGGCTACAACGTAGTTAGATCAAATCAAGTTACTTCAGGTGATTTCTACTTTGGTAACTTTGGTGATCTATTAATTGGTATGTATGGTTCTCTTGATATCACAGTTGACCCTTACAGCTTATCTAACACTGGTTCTATCAGAATCGTTGCTCTTCAAACAGTTGATGTAGCAGTTAGACATGCTGTTAGCTTCTGTGTATCTAATGACGGTGCATAATAGTTAATGCTTACTTGGAATGGGGGGAGTAATCCCCCCATCTTAAATATGAAAAAATTTTTAATTACACAAGATACAGTGGCAAAAGGCGAAAGAGTCAAAGCAGGAGATGTGGTTGAACTTCCTGAAGACGTAGGTTATGAGCTATGTGCTTATGGCAAAGCTGCTCCACACATTGAAAAAGCTAAACCAAAAAAAGAAAATAGAAGCGTGGGTTTAGAAAGCTCAGAGGAAGCTCCTAAGAAAAGAGCTAAAAAATAATGCCACCTATCGAAAGTGCTGCAGATTTTACTTCTTATCTTGATACCACAACAGGACACGGAGTAACTGCAACATTTTTCGAGACTGGTGCTTTATGGGATGATTTCCCCTTAATAGATACTCTTGGTTTTATAGATGATGGGTTATCTGTTCTAATCAAACTTATCATTGACCAAGAATATTTCAGCATACAAGGTGAATCAGTTAATGTTGCAGGTCATCAACCTAGAGCAATCATTAAATATTCTGATGCACCTAATGTTTCACAAAACGACAAAATTGTTGTTGATGCAATTACCACAGATCAAGGTAATGTCTTAAAAGCACAAACAGAATTCAGAGTCAGAGTTGTCGAGCCAGATAACACAGGCATGGTTTCACTTGTGCTTGAGGAACAATAATGTCTCAGTTTAGATTAGAGACAGAAGCAGATATGAGTGCTTATCTTGATATCAATTATGGTCATGCAATTACTGCAACTTATACAAGAAACGATATAGATTCTACTATTAACATTATTTTAAATAATGAATACGTAGAACAAGAAGAAGGCATAGGAGTGGAAGCATTAAAACCTATTGCCTATTGCAGAACCGTAGATGCCCCTAATGCATCTTACGGAGATACATTAGCAGCAAGTGCTGTTACTGATATAGAAGGAAATATATTAAAAGCAGCACAAACTTATACGATAGTAAATGTGCAAACAGACAGAACAGGTTTTACAGCTATGGAGCTAGAGGAAGTATAAATGTCTCATGTAAGACAACAGATCAGAGAATACTTTGGAACTACATTAACTGGTTTAGCAACCACAGGTTCTAACGTAACTGAATCAAGGGTTTATCCTCTTGAAACATTACCTGCTTTAGTGATTTATACAAAGTCAGAAAGCTCAGAACCTATGGTTATAGGAACAAACAGAGTATTAATGAGAGAGCTAGAAGTTGCAGTAGAAGGCTATGCAAAAGCTACTACCAACTTTGACGATACTATTGATACAATATGCAAAGAGGTAGAAGAAGCAATATCGGCAGACGTAACATTAGGTGGTATTGCAAAAGATGCATTCATCAACTCTACTGAAATTAATTTTAATGGAGAAGGCGAAAAGCCTTTAGGTTACGTAAATATGACATTCTTGGTTCAGTATCATACTCAAGAACAAGATGTTGAAACAGCAGTTTAGGAGACAAACATGAAAATGATTAGTCCAAATGGAAAAGTTTCTATAGATGCTCATCCTTCTAAGGTTGAAGGTCTAAAGAATAAGGGTTGGAAAGAAGAAGCAATCCAAACAAAAATTAAATCTTCTTCTAAAAAGTCGAAAGACGAGGTAATTGAAAATGGCGACACATAAAGGCAGTGAAGGTGTTATCAAAGTTGGAGCTAATTCTGTAGCTGAGATTAGATCTTATTCTATAGAAGAATCTGCTGATACTATTGAAGATACTTCAATGGGTGATAGTGCTAGAACTTATAAAACATCACTAACTTCTTTTTCTGGAAGTTTAGATGTGTTCTGGGATGAAACTGATACCAATGGACAAGGTGCTTTAAGCATAGGTTCAGAGGTTACATTGAATGTTTATCCTGAAGGAGATACATCTGGTGACACTTATTATACTGGTACAGCTATTGTCACAGGGGTTTCTAGATCAGCTTCATTCGATGGACTTGTGGAAGCAAGCATATCGGTGCAGGGGTCAGGTGCATTAAGCGAAAGCACCGTTTCATAAGATGAAAGCAATAGAAAACGCTAAAAGACATTTTGATTCTTTAGGAATCAAGAAGATTGAAGTACCAGAATGGGGTGACGAAGGTCAACCATTAATTATTTATGCAAAGCCATTAACTTTAGCTGAGATGTCTAGGTTGCAAAAATATGCAAAAGACAATGATGTTGAGTTGATGGCTCATTGCATAATACAAAAAGCACTTGATGAGAATATGGAAAAAATATTTGATTTAGGTGATAAACATGATTTGATGCATCATGTGGATAAGGATGTTTTGGCTAGGGTGGCAGGAGACATCATGACTAGCATCACTGTGGAAGAGCAAGAAAAAAAGTAGCTACAGATAAGGAATTATTTGCTAAATACTATCTTGCAGAGCTGTTAAGCTGTACAGTTGAAGAGCTAGAAGAAAAAATGACCTTATCTGAATTTAACGGATGGATTGCATATTTGCAGGAAAAAAAGAAACAGATAGAAAATGGCAAGTAATTACAAACTCAGAATAACAGCTCAAGATCAAACTCAACAGGCTTTTGGTTCTGTTAATAAAAGTCTTAATAAAATTAAAGGTGCTTTAGCTGTTGCATTTTCTACAGCAGTAATTGCTAATTTTGCAAGACAGACTTTAGAGCTTGCAGATACTATTGGTAAGACTGCTGATTCTATTGGTGTATCAACAGAATTCCTACAAAGATATCAATTCGCAGCTCAACAATCTGGATTAAGTACAGAAGAGTTTAATAAAGGCTTGCAGACATTCGCTAAGAATGTTGGTCAAGCTCAGATGAGAACTCTTGAAGCAGGTAAGAGCTTAGAGAGAATAGGTGTCAGTCTTCGCAATGCAGACGGAAGTGCAAAAAGTGCAGAACAAATATTTGTAGAGCTATTTAAAGCTCTGGATAATGTAGAATCTAGCACTAGAAAAGCAGGCATCATGGCAGACTTGTTCGGTAGAGCAGGTGTGAAATTAGCTGTGATGGGTAAAGACGGTTCAGCAGCTCTTGATGAATTAAAAAATTCTGCAACAGGCATCATACCTGAAGAATCCATTAGGCAAGCAGAAATCTTTAACGACACCATGAATGAGTTAAAGAGAGAGGTCTTACTTCCATTGCAGGGAGTAGTTATAGGAACTGCGAATGCCTTCTTAGATTTATTAGATGCTATCGGCATGATAGAACGTAAATCAACGACAGCACAAATACAACAAGAAATCAAAGATTTAGAATCAATTCTAGATGGCACTGTCAATAAAACCACTATATTTGGTGCAAAAATTGATGGTGTAATGAATATCTTTAGAAGATTGTTTAGGGGTGGTATTAAAGATACCACAGAGATAAAAAATGCAATTGCAGCTTTAAAAGAAGAGTTAGAAAATTTACCACCTGCAACTGATGGATTTAGATTTTCTATGGAGAAATCATTAAATACAGTTGAAACATTTACTAAAAAGATAGAAACAGGAATGACAGGTGCATTTACAAAATTTTTTGATTTTGCAAACAAAGAATTTATGGATTTTGAAAGTTTAGCCACAAGCGTAGCGAAAGCAATTATAGATGAATTGATTAGAATATTTATCATAGAAAAAATGGTTGCAAGCATTTCATCTAGTGTTTCTAATATAGGTCGTTCACTAGGATTGCCTGAGTTTGATGGTGGTGGTTATACAGGTTCAGGAGTAAGATCAGGTGGTTTAGATGGTAAAGGTGGATTTATGGCAATGCTTCATCCTAATGAAACAGTCGTTGATCATACAAGAGGTCAGAGCATGGGCAGTGGAGCTACTGTAAACTTTAATATATCAACAGTAGATGCAAAAGGATTTGATGAATTACTCAAATCAAGAAAGGGCATGATTACAACAATGGTAAATCAGGCTTTCAACTCAAGAGGAAAAATGGGGATAATGTAGATGAGTGGAACTTTCCCAACAGATATAAAACCAAGAGCATTACAATTACAGGACAATAGACCAACGCTTTTGAATCATGCTTCTTCTGGAAGAAGAGTTGTCAGAGCTTATGGGTCACAATATTTTACTTTATCTGTAAGCCTTCCACCTTTAAACAAAGATGATGCAATGGATGTGTTTGCTTTTTTACAAAAACAAAAAAATGCTTTTGAAACTTTCTCTTATGAATATCCAACAATCAATAGGGGTGTTAACAGGGGTCAAACAGACATAACCGTTGATGGCTCTCATAGTGTTGGAGATTCAACAATCAATTTATCTGGGTTCGACACATCCACTAGCGATGTCTTAAAAGCAGGAGATCTAATCAAATTCAATGGTCATTCAAAAGTTTATATGGTGCAGTCTGATTTAAACTCAGACGGAAGCGGAAATGGCACTGTATTAATATCGCCCTCTCTTGTTGAAACTTTATCTGATACAGAAGCGGTAGATGTAGATCAACCAAATTTCACCGTCTATTTAGATGGCGATGTTTTATTTTCAACAGATACTTCAGGATTTTATGATATAAGTTTTAATTTAAGAGAAGTGATAACCTAATGTCTAGATCATTATCATCAGGATTAATAACTCAATTACAACAAGACAATAACAATATTGCTTTTCTGCTTGAGTTAAATTTATCCACAGTCTACAGAATTACAGACCATGCTTTTGATGTAACTTATAATTCTAATTCTTATACTGCATCAGGAGAGTTAGTTTCTGTTGGAACTACACCTGAAACTGGTGAACTTAAAGTTGATGAAGCAACTATTAGATTAAGCAATATTACCCCAACCTTTAGAACCATTATTGAAGCTGAAAACTATATTGATAATAGTGTTAATATTTATTTAGCATTCTTTGATTCAAATGATTCTTTTGTTGATGCATTTACTTATTTTTCTGGAAACATACAAAAAGTAGAAATTACTGAAAGCAAAAATGAATCCGCATTAGATATTATTGTTGCTAATCATTGGAATAACTGGAATCTAACTAAAGGCAGACATTTTACTGATGAATCTCAACAGAATGTTTATTCTGGTGATAAGGGCATGGAATTTGCTCACATAACGAAATCAGATATTAGGTGGGGTAGCTAATGAATCCCTTACAAATAATACAGCTTATTCTTTTAATTATCAGTGTCTTTACTGGTATCAAGGCTTATAGACAAGCACAAAAATTACAAAAAAGAGGGCAAGAAATTCTTGCTACCAAAAATGCTGATGGTGGGAAAATACCTGTTATCTATGGAGCTAGAAGGGTTGGTTCAACGCTTATATATATGGACACCGATTCTGGTAACTCAAAAGAATTGTTTGTTGTTTATGGTTTAAGTGTTGGAGAAATTGAAAGCATAGATTTAGAAACCATAGAAATAAACGGAGTATCTATCAAAGATTCTAAAGTATTTAGACAGGGATATTATGCAGGATATGACAGTATTGCTTCTGGTGCAGGCTCTTTGTGTACAGCATCGCAAATAGGTAATGTGCAAGAGTCTAATGCAGGCGGTTCAGGAACTGACCCTACAAAAAGATATAGAATGGTTTTTAATGCACATTTAGGAGCTGATGACCAAGTAGCAGACCCAATGCTTGTTGCTTCGATACCTAAATGGACTTCAGCTCACAGATTAAGAGGAATAGCCTATATTGCTGCTTCTTTTGAATACGATAGCAGGGGAATGTTTAGTAGCGTTCCAGAGTTAACTGTGGTTGCTAGAGGTAAAAAACTTTATGACCCTAGAAAGGATGGTTCTATATCTGGTGGTTCTGGTAGTCACAGAATAAATGATTCAAGTACCTTTGAGTGGTCAGACAATGCAGCTCTAGCCTTACTTGATTACATTAGCAATGATGAATACGGAAAAGGATTATCGGCTTCTTTAATTAATTTGCAATCATTTCAAACCGCAGCTAATACAGCAGAAACTTTAGTAGATGTTCCTGAATTTGGCGGTTCTTATTCTTCCGCAACATTTAGCGGAACAACAGGAAATAATTATATTGATATTGATTCAGATAGCTGGGAAACCATTAAAGGTGGTGCATATATATCATTAAAAGATTCTGTTGATGATAATGAGTTTACTGATGTTCGAGCAACGGAATCACAGAGATTTACCCCTCATACAGAAACCACAGTTTACAGAACCTTTGTTACTCAATCTTTACAAAACAGTTATGCAAATGAAGCTGGGTCTTTATTAGTTAAAGTAAAAAGATTTCATTGCAATGGTTTAGTTGATACTAATGAAAATGTTTTAGAAAACACCAGAGATCTATTATCAAACATTAGAGGTTTTCTAAATTTTGTTGATGGCAAGTACACAGTATTGATTGAAGACACCGCTTCTTCTGCTTTCAGCGTTACCGATGATCACATTATTGATGATCAAGGAATCAAGATAAGCTACGAGGATAAAAGCACTAAATATAATAAAGTTGTAGTCTCATTCTTTAATGCTCAGAAAAAATATGAAGCTGACACTGTAACTGTTTATCATAATGCTTCCCCAAACTATAAATCAGACGATGGTGGAGAAGAATTAGAAATCAAAGTAGAGTTTGATTATATTACTAATCCCTATATCGCTTACAACATTGGTAAGGCTATTTTAGGAAGATCAAGAAATCAAAAAACTCTTTCTTTCTTAGCTACTCCAGAACTTTATCAGTTAACGGTTGGAGATGTTGTAGATATTACCTATGCAGGTTTAGGTCTTAGCGGTCATCTTTTCAGAATTGAAGCAATAGATCTTTTAGATAACGGTTTGTTAAACATTCAAGCTATAGAATATCTAGATATTTATACTTGGGATTCAGTTCCACCAGTTGAGAATGTTGGAGCATTACCAGATTTACCCACAGGTCTTGAATCTATACCGCCAACTAATTTAACTTTTACTGATTCAAACAGCTCTGCAACTGGTAGACCTTTCTTATCTTGGACTGCTGCAACCAATTATCCTGCAAAAGAATTTAGGGTTGTTATTGTAGATAGCTCAAGCAATGAATTGCACAACAGGATAGTAAGCAATGAATCTATTGATCTTAACTTTATTCCAGTAGGCTCTAACTATGTTGCTTCCGTCTCTTCTATCAATTCAGTGGGGTCAGAATCTGACCCTGCAACACTTACTTTTAGCGTAGGAACAGCACCAGTAGATCAAGCAGATTTAAAAGATGGGATAGTCTCTACAAATAAATTAGTTGATGATGCAGTCACTAATGCCAAAATAGCTGTTGATGCCATTCAGGGCGATGTCATTGCAGCAGGTGCAATTACTACAACTAAGATAGGAGCTAATGCAGTAACCACAGCTAAACTTGCTAATGATGCTGTAACCTCAGACATAATCGCAGCAGGAGCAATAACAACAACAGAAATATCTGATGGTGCTATATCTACTCCTAAACTTGCAGCAGGAGCAGTAACCACAGCTAAACTTGCAGCAGGCAGTGTTACATCTAATGAAATATTTGCTAATACTATTACAGCAGGGAATATAGCTTCAGGTGCTATCAATACAGACGAACTAGCTGCTAATGCAGTAACAGCAGCAAAGATAGCAGCAAATACTATTACAGCTTCACAAATTGCAGCAGGAACTATAACTGCCACTCAAATCACCGCAGGAACTTTAACTTCTGCTTCAGGTGTTTTTGGAGATATATCTGCTGCTAGCATTACTTCAGGAACTTTATCCACAGCAAGATTAAATGTATCAGATATTATTTCTACAGGAAATATTATTGTTACTGGCGATAATATTTCTACTCTTACCAATGATTCTGCTTATATTAATGGCGGACAAGTAAACTCTAATGTTACTTCTATAAGTGGTGGAGCTATTACTACTGGAACAGTTGCAGCAGCAAGAATAGATGTTTCAGGAGTTATCTCAGCAGGAAGCATTATTGTTAGCGGAGATAATGTTTCTACTCTTACGAATGATTCTGCTTATATTAATGGCGGTCAAGTTAATTCTAATGTGACTTCAATAAGCGGTGGTGCAATTACTACTGGAACTGTGGCAGCAGCAAGAATAGATGTTAGTGGTGTAATTACAGCAGGCTCTATTATTGTAAGTGGTGATAATATTACAACGCTTACCAATAATGCAGGTTATACAGATTTTGATGCAAACGATGTAGAAACTGCGATTGCTAATAATGTAACCACTATAAGCGGCTCTAAAATAACTACAGGAACTATTAATGCTTCATTAGTTTCTGTTACTAATTTATCGGCAACCAACATAACAACAGGAACTTTATCTGCATCAAGATTAAATATAGATGGAATTACTTTAGAAAATAGTGGCGGTCAATTAATAATTAAAAGCGGTGGCGTAGATACAACTCAACTAGCTACTGATGCTGTAACCACAGTTAAACTGGTTGATAGAGCTACCTCAGTATTTGCAACTGCGACAGGTAGCGTTGGATATTGGTATGTAGATAATTTAGCTCAAACAGCTATTGTTACTACAGGTGTATTTCAAGCACCATCTGCTACAGGCAATACTTTCTTTGTTATTGGCAATACTTATATTAATGCTAACTCAGGTAGTTCTACTGCTGACTGGTGTGAGCTGCAAGTACAAAGAAGAAGTGCATCAACTAGCGGTGGCGTAAGTTCTGCTGCTTATTCAACTATTGCAACTATTAGAGCAAGGGGTGAAACAGGAGAAGCATTGCAATCTATTATTGCTAACGATGCTTATACAGCAGATTATTATTATCAATATAGAGTAACGCTACAAACCAATGGAACTGGAGTGCTTTATAGCACTAGAAGTTATGGCATAAGTGGCATACAAGTTATAGTAAATTACAAATGATGAAACAGATAAGTTGGTACGATTCAGAAGGCAATATAAAACATTGCCAAACAGTACAAGAAGGTCTTGAGGATGTTTCTTGTCCTGAAGATGGTTTGCAATGGATAGAAGGTCATCCTGAATTAATACAGAATTCTAAAGTTGTTAATGGCGAAATAGTCAATGGCAACAACGATTCTATTTTTCCAGTGTTAGAAGAATTAAGAATATACAGAGATCTTAGGTTAAGAAGATCTGATTGGACACAAATGATTGATTCGCCTTTATCTGATGCAAAGAAAGCAGAGTGGGCAAATTACAGACAACAATTAAGAGATTTACCATCTCAATATACAGAGAATGACAATATTGATGATGTGGTATTTCCTACACAACCAACATAAACTACAATAGGGGAAGAGGATTTTAAATGGCAACTCATGATTACAACCTAGCAAATCAATCAGGTGCAGACTTTAGAGCAGACTTAAATAATGCTCTTTCTGCAATACTTTCTAACAATGCATCAGCTACAGAACCAACAACTACTACTGCTTACATGCTTTGGGTGGATACAACTAATAATCTACTTAAAATGCGAAACAGTGCCGATAATGCATGGATTACTTTACCAGTATCAATAACTACCTCAAACACTGTAGATATTGATGGTGGCACAATTAATACCATTACTTCTCTTTCTTTTAGCTCAGGCGAAACAGTTACAACCATATTAGACGAAGATGATTTATCTTCTGATTCTGCTTCTGCATTAGCTACCCAACAATCAATTAAAGCGTATGTAGATAGTCAAGTTACAGCTCAAGATTTGGACTTTCAGGGCGATACAGGTGGAGCATTATCTATAGACCTAGATTCAGAAACTTTTACTATTTCAGGTGGCAATGGCATAGATACTAGCGGTGCTTTAAATACATTAACTATTGCTATTGATAGCTCAGTTGTAACTCTTACTGATACACAAACGCTAACAAATAAAACTATAGATGCAGATAGCAATACTATTTCTAACCTTGAAGTAGATAACTTAAAATCAGGAGTTCTGGACACAGATCTCACATCTGTTTCTGCTTCCGATGACACTATAGCTTCTGCAAAAGCAATTAAGACTTATGTAGATTCTCAAGTTACAGCTCAAGACTTAGACCTCACAGATGGCACTACAAGCATTTCTATAGACTTAGATTCTGAAACACTTTCAGTTCTTGGCGGTACAGGTGTAACTTCTACTGCTTCTGGTAATGGTGTTACTTTGGCTATTGGTCAAGATGTTGGCACAACTGCTGATGTTACCTTCAATACAGTTTCAGCAGATTTAACTGGCGATGTTACTGGTACAGTTTCTAGCATAGCTAATCATTCAACTTCAGACCTCAGCGAAGGCACAAACCTCTACTATACAACTGCAAGATTTGATTCTGCATTTAGTGGTAAATCAACAACAGATCTAACCGAAGGAACTAATTTATATTTCACAGACGAAAGAGTTGATGACAGAGTTAATAGTCTTTTAGTTGCAGGCAGCAATGTCACACTTACTTACGATGATGTTGCTAATACTTTAACTATTGCAGCTACAGAAGATAATTTATCCAACAACGATACAGACGATTTAGCTGAAGGCAGCACTAATCTTTATTACACAGATGCAAGAGCAAGAGCAGCTATTTCTGTTTTAGGTGATTTATCTTATAACTCAACTACTGGAGTTATTTCATTTACAGAAAGAACTGATGCAGAAGTTAGAGGTTTAGTATCTGCTTCAGGTGATCTTTCTTACAATTCAACTACAGGTGTATTTAGCTTTACAGAAAGAACTGATGCAGAGGTTAGGGGTTTAATCTCAGGTGGTACAGGAGTTACTTATAACAACACCACTGGTGTTATTTCTATTGGTCAAGCAGTAGGAACTTCCGACAATGTAACCTTTGGTGATGTCATAGTTTCAGGAGATCTTACTGTTTCAGGAACTACCACTACAGTTAATACTGAAACTATTAATCTTGCAGATAACATTATTCTATTTAATTCTAATGCTACAGGCACACCTACTGAAAATGCAGGTATAGAAATTGAAAGAGGAGATGCAACTAATAAAACTCTTCTTTGGAACGAAACAGATGATAAATGGACTGTTGGCTCAGAAACTTTTGTTGCAGGCACTTTTGAAGGAAATGTAACTGGTAATGTTACAGGACAAGTATCAGACATATCGAATCATACTACCTCAGATTTAACTGAGGGCAGCAATCTTTATTACACAACTGCAAGATTTGATTCAGCATTTAGCGGAAAAACTACGACAGACTTAACAGAAGGTACTAACCTTTATTACACAACTGCAAGAGCTAATTCAGACTTTGATACTAGACTTGCAACTAAATCAACTACTGATTTAGCAGAAGGTACTAATCTTTATTACACAGATGCAAGATTTGATACAAGACTTGCAACCAAGACAACCGACAATCTGACTGAAGGCTCTACCAATTTATATTATGCAGATAGTTTAGTAGATTCTCATTTATCTGGTGGAACTGGT